GGTTGTTAATGTAGTTAAATTCGTAAATATTTATTCCTGATGGTGATTGTCCTACAAGTTCAATATTTTCTTTTAGTCGTACATCAGAAAAAAATGGTGCAAACGCTCCAACGGCACCTGCAATTTGACCAAAGGGTGAAGTTCCACCTATTACTTGACCTACTGTACCAGAACGCTCTTCTCCGTAAGAACGAATTGGAGCACCTGTAAGAATACTTGATAAGAATCCAAGTTGACCTCTTTCAAAACCTTGCTGTTCTATAAAGTCACGATAACCTTCTAATAATTTTTGTTGTTCTACTGCCTGCTGTAATCCACCGAACTGAGATGCAGCACCAGCTTCTTGAAGTCCTACTTGACCTAACTGTGCTTGTAATGCAGGGATTGCTTGTGCAGCTTGCATTTGACCTGCTGCCGCTGATGCTCTATCTTGAGCGAATCTTCCTGCAGCTTCAGAAAACGCTTGAGATTGTAATTGAGCTGTAATATCGCCTGCTTTTTTTGCTGTTTCAGCTTGAAGGACAGCTTCTTGTATTCCCTGTCTTGTTCCACCAAAAGCACCTGATTGAACTGCTTGTGCTCGTTGTCCTTGTGAAGCTAAAGCTGATTGTTCTTGTAAATTTCTTATAGCGGCATTCGTAACCTGTTGAGTATAAGGATTCATATACTGCTGAGCCATTTGAGGAGTAAACTGCATCCCTGCAATATCAGCCGCGGCTGATACTCTTTGTTGTGCTTGAGGTATGACTCCTGATGCTCCGAACTGACCTAAATTTGTTTGTGCTTGATTTATTGCAGCGTTTTGCAACTGAGTTAATTCAGCAATACGATCTCCTGTGTATGCTTGAAATGGCTGTTGGCTTGCAGTATTCGCTCTTTGAAATACAGATTCCTGTAGATCTTTAAAATACTGTGGAATTTCATACTGTACTTGACCTTGACTCGGTGCTTGTACTATCGTTGAAGTTGGTTTAAATAAACTTCCCATTATAAATTATCTCCGTATGTTCCGCCTAGATATTCGAAATTCTGTCTCATTAACCATTGATGTTTTCTATCGATATCGTGTCCTTGTGTCATTTCAAGTATTAAAGGCATTTTCGTTAGTTTAACGTATTCTTTAACATATTCTAGCAATTTTTTTGCTATTCTACTATTCCTTTTTTTATTATCTACATAGAGCCAATTTACTCGATAAAACTTCTTATCGGTGTACCACATATCTCCTAATACTAAAGATATTGTTCCTACTATTTTACCTTCTTTTTCCGCCACTATAACGAAATGATTATAAATAATATCATGTATATAAGCATCTCCTTTTCCTGTATTAGGCTTTCCTAAGTTTAAAGGCGATTCTTTTAGCCAATTAAGAAGTAAGTTTCTAATCGGTCGTACATCGTCTAAAGTCGCTTTGCGATAGTTAATCAAGTAATCCTTTCGATTTTAAAGCATCTATAAGTGTTGCAACAACGTTAGCTACATCTCCTAAAGTTGCTGTTGTAGGATCAATCGTTTTAGTTGTCGTAACATTATCAGTACTAAAACCCGTACCAGCGGGCTGAGTAATCTCTAATAAATACTGTTCTAAGTCAGTAACCGCTCGATTATATATCTCGTTTATATCGTCTTTATTTCGACTTAAAGGAATCGTAGGAGGTCTTTTAAATGTCATTATCGTTTACCATCGGGTCGAGCATCAACACGTAAAGTTCCAAATCTCCAATTATCATCTACACTAGAATCACTTAATATTTTTACTGCAATTTGCCTTCCTCTCGCTCTCGTATTTACATCTCTCGTACTAGAAGTAATATCAATTACTCCTGATTCCGTTTGAGTATCAGCAGGAAATTCTCTTGATAATAAATTCATTTTAACTGTTCCCTGTAAGTTTTTAAAATCAGGAATATATCCTCGAATAAACATGAATTGATCTCCGTCTGCAATATCTACATCTCCACTAGTAATATATGATTCCATAATCGCACCATTTTTAGTTGTCCCTGTTTCATGTTCATAAATAAAACTACGACCAGGTGATACTCCGTTTAGCGTTTGAGTAGTCGCCTCCGTAGAATTATCGTAATATTCCGTAGCTTGTGGAATAGAAAATACTCCCTGATCAATCCAGGTACTACGATTCATAGTTCCGATATACCATACATTTTCTTGGTAATTATAAATAACATATCGATCTACTTGACTTGAATTCGCTGAACAATAAAACCAGATAACTTCATTAAATTCGTTATTCTCACCCGCATATACTTGAGGATTTTGAGCTGTATTAATATCGTTAAATACATACGATTTAACACTACAAGGAAGTTCTTGAATTGAACCTCGATAGACCATAAATCGACCTTCCGACATCCAATAGGCTGTATCATTAACAACTACTGTAGAATTCATACCCACAGCTCCACAATCTGTTCCTAATAATCGAAAGCCGAAAGTAAAGGGAGGTCCGATAAACTGCATACTATGAAGTCCTAAATCAGTCCATACTAAGATTTCATTTCTAGTTTTCTTCGCAGATATAATTTTACTACCTTCACCTAATCTTTGAGAACCCGCTGTATTAGTCGTTGTAGGAGTCCATTGTGTAAAGTTTTCTTGATCCGACCAGCGAATAAACATCGTATCTTGAGTACTCGGAGTTCCTATCGTTAATTCCGTTCCAAAACAAATTAAATGACGATCAGGAGTAGAAACTAACCCTGTAATTGAAGCGGTAGGAGCATTCGTAACTTGAGTCATTCTATTATTATCTAACCCTGCGGAAGTATCCCAAATGTAAGTTCCGCCATTCTTTTTCCAACCATATAAATCTTCACCCGCATTATCAAAACTCCACATTCCCATATCAAGCGTAACGTTAGAAACGGAACGAGCAGTTCCCCATGCTTCCGATCCCCAAGTATAAGTTCCCCAACCATACCCGATAGTTTGAACATCAGGTTCTACTGTTTCTTCAAATTCCGCATCTCCACTTCCTGTAGTTGTAATACCTACACCTGATTCTGCAGACGGCATTTCAATATAAAAAGCATCTCCGTTAGCAACATCTTGAACTTCAAATTCACCTGTTTCAAAATCAGAGACAGTATAGGAAGTACTTGCCGTTAGTCCTGATATATTATCAAAGATAACAAAATCACCTGGACCCGCTCCATGACTATTAATATTAACTGTAACATTTGAACTACCATTCGTAGATGTAAATAAACTTGTTAAAGACGTATTAGATTGACGAATAGGAGTAATATCGTAAAGATTTCCACCGTTAAAAACGTAAACTTTTTTATTTGTGCCAAGTCCGATATATCGATTTCCGTCTAAATCAAACCATGCTTTAATTCCTCGAACAGCTCCGACCATCGCTGAACTTGCGATACGAAGCCAACCTCCTATCTTTTGAGGAAGTCCGAATCGAAAACGAACTTTATCACAATCTACCCAAGTTCCTTCCGCACCGTATTCCGTGTTTTCTTTATCGATTCCAGGTCTAAATTGAACTTTATTCAGCATCTTTCTTATTTAATAATCTAGCAGTTGTTACTAAATTAGCTTTTACCATTTCATTTCGAAAGCTTTCAATAGCGGCCCCTGCTTGGTTTGTTTGTCGAGAATTTTCAATCATAAGTAAAGGCATCATGGCCATCGCACAACCGTACTCATCTACTTCTGCTCCTGTTTGAGGATGCGTTCCTTTTATTTGAATAAACCAAGCACAATCAAATTTTTTGCAAGGTTTAAAGTTATTAAGAGGACAGTTATCTTTAACTTCAAGTTTCAAGGTTAATCTTTCGAAGCGATAATTAAATCGACATATTGAACGTCTAAATTAAAATTATCACTGAATGTGTGCGTGTGAGAACTACCTGCTAATGTTCCTACAGTGTGAGTATGAGATCCTCCACCTCCTTGATACTCAGTGTAATATCTTCTCGCACCGCCATCGTTTCCTGTATTTCTCGTTCCTGCACTAACACTATCACCTGTACCAAATTCCACATGACCTCCTTCTAAGTGTCTATGTGAAGGTATTTGGCTTAACGTTAGAGTAGTAGCTCCAACACTCCCTGTAATAGTTACGGAAGTACCTCCTGATGTACCGCTTACAGTTTGATTTGTATTAAACGCTCCTGAAAAAGTATTACTACCACCCGAACTTGCTGCTCCTGTCACGACACGTAACGCTTTA